AGCAAGTAGGCTTAGTTGATAGGTTGATAGTGATAGCGAACTTATTGGCTCAGTTATTTGGGTTCATTCTCGCAATATACGGGCGTGTAACTGCAAAACATGCCATTGGAAATCCGTTAGATAACAGGAAATCTAATCTTAGAATTTGCACGAATTCAGAAAATATAAAATCTGGCTTATTAAACAATAAAATTTCTACAAGGAAATTAGCGCAACAATTAAGGAATGATTATAAAATACCAATAAGGAGAAACACTTATGGTCACAAGGGTGTCTCTTGGAATACAAGAGACAGAAGATGGAAAGTCCAAGTATGTCATAATAAAAACATTTTCTATGTAGGATATTTTATTAATATTGATGAAGAAATTACTGCATACAATGAAGCATCAAAGCAAATAAAGGGGGGGGATAATGCAAGTGCCGCCGATTAAGACGGCACCCGTTCTTTTCCTACACGTGGCAGGTAAGTCTAACGACCTTTCTTAACAGGCTTCTTAGCTTTTACTACAGGCTTTACAACCTTCTTTGCTTTCTTAGCAGCCATATACCCTCCTTTATATTGCGTCAACATCATCAGTTACGATGATAACCAGCTTATTGCTTGGTTCCTTTGGTATCGTATATTTCCCACCGGAATTAGGTGTAATCTCGAACTCTGCAAGATACTGTCCAGACGTATTAGTGTCAGTGCTTGACCACCTGTATTCCACTTCACCACCATTTGCGTTAGTTATGTTTGCTGTCTGACGATTAATCTTTAATGTACTACCACCAACAATCTTCATGCTGAATACTACGGTTGTTCCAGACAGGTTCATGACTTCCTGAACTGAAGTACCTATAGGGAATGTCTGGCTGAGACTGCCACCAGACCACAGACAATTAGTGAATGTAGTCGGGCTTTTACCGGAATATGTTACCGTAACATAATCAGATATTCTAAGAGAACCGCTTGTCGCAAAGTCAGATGTGCTATTTACGGTAAGTGTGGCATCATCATACACAGCTTGCGAATAAAGCGATGTATCGCCATCACCGGCTATAACTATCTTGCAATATGGTTGAAGGTCATTCCTTTTTATGTAGAACTTTTCAGTCGCCATTAGTGTATCGTCCTTTTCTTGTCACCACGTTTAAACAATAATCTCGCATCTTTCCACATAAATATCTTCTTAACTACATCCCTTAAGGTAGCTGCTTCACCAGTCCAATCAAGCCTTACAGTCAATTCCATACTGTGTTTTTGGATATAATCTAACAAGACATTCCCATTATTCCCTGTGCCAGACAATATTTCTGAGGCTATTATACCATCAGACAATAATATATTGGCAAATTCTATTGGCAATATGGCATCTGAGTTAATAGCCACAGCACCAGTCCAATCAAGCGGGATGATTATGTCATTGCCAGCAACCTCAAGTATGGCTACACGTACAATACTATCACTGTTGATACCTTGCAGTGATGTCATGTTTACTGTGCCATTCAATGAAACACTATTTAGATATTCGGCAACAGGTGAGCCATCTGAATATAATATAGTTATGTTTTCATATTGAGTAGCACCAGCTACATTTAATGTGCTAAGATTCTCTAATTGCCATGCGACATCCTTGTTTAATCCTGTCAGACTACTGAATGTAATAGCAGCATCTGAAGGCGGCACATTCAACAAGTAGCCATATCTTAACGCAGCGTCACTATTTAGATACATTAAGTAATCTAATGGGATTATACCATCAGATGTCACTAAGATGCCGCCAGTCCAGTCTACGTTCGTTGATCCATCAGCACTTACGCCTAAGAGATATTCAATAATAGGAGATATATTGCTGTCTATGCTTGATAGGTATTCTGATATTGGTGTAGAATCTTTAGTGAGACTCGATAAATAATCAAAATTATATGTACCATCCTTAACAAGATATGCTATGTAATCTAATGGCAATATACCATCAGATTCGACCAAAAGCCCGCCCATCCAATCTATAGGTAGAACAATGTCAGACGGTGCGGTATTAGTTAAATATTCATATATCGGAATGTTGTCTCGATAAATGGTAGCCAGTCTTTCAGCGTTAGCAAGTAAATCAGAGATAAGTAATTGCCTTGATGTAAATCTTAAGATAGCATCACTGCCAATTCCAAGAAGATAGTCATATGGAATCATGCCGTCTTTACTTATTAATGCTATGTTTTCTACGGAGAATAGATTGTCTTTAGCTATTCCCCATAGATATTCTACTGATACGCCACCATCTTTATTCAGTGAACCAATAAAGTTTAGCGGTATCTGCTTATCAGACGTTATACTAGCCCTATAAGTTAATATTGAAACAACATCTTTATTTATACTCCCACGGTAGTTAAATGACATCCCTAAATCAGAGAATACCTCTTCTTCACCGCCAAGTATAATATAGCTCAATCAATCCCCTTAGACAGACGAACCTTGAGTTCTAAGTGTATAAGATGTCTTGTTTGCCGCATCGCCAGCAGTTAAAGATAGTTTGAGCCAAACACCCTGCTGTGCGCCAGATGTTAGATTCTGACTGTTAGCAACATTCTTAGTTGTATTATCAAATGCAGATACACCAGATGCAGGCACTGTAAGCCTATTAGTGCTTGTACCAGAATCATTGAGTGTCGTGGCTAATGCAAATGTAATCTTGCCTGATGGGTCAGCCTGTTCTGCGACTACAGCATTAGTCAGCGTCAACGTACCATTCGTATTCCTAACAAATACCTTCTCGTAGTAATCCTTATTAGAGCCACCAGAAGGTTCAGCAGCAGCATTGTAGAACGGAACCCTTACCTGAGTAAACCCTGACTCTAATGTGCTCCATACGGTGCCACCAGAACTGTTCCTGACAGATATTGTACCTGTACACGTGGCCGACAATACAACCTTCAATATCCTTTCAAATGTTGTTGCACCCATTGATACCGCAGTAGTACCATTTAATGTCACGGCAGATGTGGTGATAAGTTCACCAGCAGCATTTCTGCCAGTAACCGTAACTGTCTGTGTCGTATCGCCAGAAGCACTTGATACAGCTTCAAGTGTAGAATTACCTGTCATCTGCGTAAACTCTATCTTAATTGCTGTGTTGATAGCACCACCCTGTGTGCCAGAATCCGTGTCTTGGTGATTCGTTGCCCCATAATACCTGAGCTCTGAAGCTAAAATAGCCATTTCTTACCTCCTCCTTTTTGTCCGCTCAGCGGACATTTAAAATCTTATTAAGTAAAATGCATCTCCGTTAGACGGTGCAGTCGGGAGTGCGTTAATGGTAATTACCTTACCTGTAGAATACCCAGTAACCTTTTTAGGCCCACATCCGGCAGCCACACCGGTGATTGGCAACAAGAAACTATCTTTATAGAAATCCAACGTAGACGACGATAGGTTAGTGGTAAATGACGTAGTTGTTGGTGCACCATCATTAATCATCCCATAAATACCATTTAACGTAAAGTGAGTAACAACTTTGCCAACAGCAGGGTCTTGGCTGTCTACTTCTATGGTATATTGACCCAATATAGGTAAGTTACTAATCCCTATAATTATTTCATAGTCACCGCCAATATTACTTCTTTCAACTTTACGCCAGTCCGTATTCTCTACGAGTGTGACATTTGTTCCCACCGTATCAGTTATCTTAAGTAATGGTGTTAATCCACCCAATCCAACGCCGCCTGCATCCAGAAAGCATCTATATACAACAGAAACTTCGTTAATTGTTACATCTTTAGTAATTGTGGGCTTAGATATTGTGCTCACATCATCCCTCCTGCGTTAAGCATATCGCAATCATATATAGGCATAGATATCCCAGTTTTACTTGGTAGATAATTACTGTCTAACAAGGTGATCCTTGCAGATAGTCCCTGCATCATAAATCCAATATTACCATGTAATGTAACATTGTCATTAGATACACTGGCTACCTCTATATCGTCTATGTAAAACTTGATTCTCTCACCAACGCCGCTTATCTTTAATTTGTAATACTGGCTAGCTGAAAAACCGGAGACCGTTCCATTACTTAATGTTGAAGGTTCGCCGCTTGAATATCTTACCAAATACCATGCCCCATCACCACGGATACCCCCCTCATACCAATTGCCAGTTACCTTATCGCCACGGAATATTGCCCTTATAGTATCTGTGGTAGTAGCTGCGCCAGTCTTTCCAGTTACTTCAACATAGTAGTCAGAGCTTAACAATGTTTCCAAGCCTATTACCCTAAAATAGCTATTAAATTCTAGTCTAACTTCATCTGTAGCTGCATCTACGATAAACCGTGTAACATCAAAATCAGCAGTTACTTCAGTGTCGTAACCAATACCGCTATCAGACGTATGGCTTTCCAACGGCGTATCAGAAGTCTTGGTAAATGTATCGTACTTAATTGACATTCTTATTCAACCCCGAAACCATCTTCTTCATAAAGTCTCCTTACCTCACTGTATCTATGTAAATATCACACACATCATTAGCCGATAAAGCTGATGCAAACAAACCATTCAACGTAATCGTATCTGTAGATGGATTAAAACTTATAACTTTAAGAATTATTGCCCTGTTATCTACGGCTGTAGCATTCGGGCAGTTAACTATTCCACCGACATAATCCTTGTTGCTTGCCTCAGATAACCCTGTACTTGTTATGGTCGAAGTAGTCGCAGAACTTACGGTAATTGATTTCAAAAGACCAACTTGGCTCATGGTTGCGCCTACCGCCTTAAACCCCTTCGGAGCCATTGCAATCAAGCCTAAGTGGTCTCCTTCTCCTTCAACCCATCCCATACACTCATCCTCAACAGCATTCGTGATCGCATCATTAGTACAAATGTAATAGTATCCGCCAACCGATGCCTCTATCGTATCCCCTGTTTCGTCAACTGTTGTTGTTGTAGAAGGACTCCCGCAGTTAGTTTTAATGACAAGATTAGAAAATGGTGTCACTATATCAAGACCTGTAGAAATACCGTTGCCAAACTCGTCAAATATGCCTATTAAAAAACAGTTTGTTGTGCCGAGTTTCTTATCCAGCGCCTGAGCGGTGTAAGGCATAATACAAAGTAATAATGCTATGACTATTTTACGTTTCATTGAAAACCTCCGTTAAATCCGCCTGTAGATTTATTCCTGTTCTTCCAATTAAAATGAATACTACTACCGTCAGAACAATTATTAATATCACCTGACGCAATCAGTTTACTAACTTCATTGGAATATGCACTTTCGTTGGCAAACACATCGTATGCCGTAGCCGCAAAGTAATATGTAATGCCTGCCGTTAATCCTGTAACAATATGACAAAGCGTATACCCAACATTAACAGGAGAGCCGTAGACGCCAGTCGCAGTCCCTTGATATATATTGAATCCTGCAAGGTCAGTAAGCGGAGTATCGTCAGTGCTTGTCGTTGGTGCATCCCATCTGAGAGATACACTTTCGGCTAATACAGGATTATCGAACATTAACATGCCCACGCAGATAATAACCGCCTGCCAAATCTTTTTGCTGACCTGCATATATTTCCCCTATCTGAATTTATTATTTCTGCAAGCTCTTTAAAACTATATCCAACATATAATAAAATTATAATACTAAGTATCCTTGTTAAATCCTTAAACGTAGACCCCCTGTATCCTTTCATCCTTGCCACCTGCCATATGTCCATGAATAAAATTCTTTCTTGTATAGAATAATCAAGATCAGACCTTATGTCTCGCTCGTTTATCGAAGTTTCCAAGTACCCTGTCTTACTCGTATGGTATCTTTTTCTTAAATATTTTATCATTCCCTGAAAAGCATACTTTGGAATACGAGACTTAAATGTATTGTTATCAACGATTGCGTTTCTATATTCACACAGGATATTCAGGTAAGCCTCCTGCATCAAATCTTCTTTGTTGTGGCTGTTATTTTCAGAAAACCGTCTATTGTAAATGTAAATTACAGCCCGTTCTGAATATTCCATCAATTCTATTTCTGATAGCTTCATACTACCTTCCTTTTATAAATCCCTTCTGTACTGTATCTATCCAGTCCTCTGCTACCTTATATAGCATGTTCCGCTCAATGCCCCTGTAAATGGATTACCCGGTTCAACCGTTATAGTATCTGCCGTATTGTTGTCAGTTGCCGCTATAAATCTTTCCTGTTTACCGCAGCGTAATGTCTGTTTCTTGAATTGGTTATCAACAGTAATTATGGTTGTCTCCGTAATCACCAGCGGACTTGCCGGTGTCGCTGCCCCTGAGCTTACTGTGACCGCTATGCAGCCCTCGCAGTAACCTGTGCCGTCATAGGCTGCCTCAAGTGCATCTGCTGCTACCGTGTCGCCTGATATCTGGGCCATGTTTGCATTAACCACATTTGTAACTGACCCTACATTGGCAATATTAGCGCCCGAAGTATGACTGTCTACTGAATCCATGCTGCGCCAATCACTGCCTTTTACCTCACCTTGATTATTATAAATTAGGTATGTGACAGTACCAGAAGGAGTATATGTCCAATTAGGACTAATTTGAGCAATCTTAGTGGAACCATCATAATCCCAAATGTATCTTAATTGACCAACCCCGGAAGACCCACCCGTAATCAGTAGTAGTTTTCCACTATAGACATCAAAGGCTGATGATTCTCCTGCGGCTAATGTAATACTGGAGGATGTCGCTGTTTGTGCTGTACCAGTGCTTGCTACCAGATAAGCGTCTACACTGGTCTGACTTGCCCTTGAACTTATGGTGGCATCAAGATTAGAGGCTGTAAGTCCAGTCACGCTCCCCGCCGAGCCAGATAGGTTGCCTTGAATGTCTGCTACTATATCATTTGTACCAGACGATCCTACTATCGTAAGCCCGTTTCCAGAAACTCCACCTTGTATCACAGAACCTGCCCCAGTACCATTCCCCGTTGCCGATATAGCAGGCTGATTCACCGTTGATCTTGCCACGACAAGGCCATCACTCATGGTTGTAGTGCCAGTGACGGTTAATGCTCCCAATGTTGTTGTACCGGAATTACTGCCGGAGATTAGTAAACCCCCTGCCGCACCCGCAGTGGCTGATGGCAGGAAATCAGTTTTGGTCTTAATCCCATCAATCTCATCATCTTTATCCGTAACTACTGCCGAACCCATGATATAGTTTGTGGGGAGTTTATCGTCTATGGCCTTGATCCTCTCGTTTACACTATCAGCGGTCGGTGATGCTGGTATGGCAGTATTTAACGCTGTATCCACTTCAGCGTTAACATCTGCCGCTGATAAGTCGTTAAAACCAGTTACACCAGTACCCTTTGCCAGAGCTATATTTGTTCCTGCTGTCAAGACCCTTGCAGCAGTACCCCAGACCTTGTCTGCTCCGGCTTGGGTGATGCCGACATCGTTTGTTATGTTTGTTACTGTAGGTACTGTGCCACTAACCGTATTACTATCTACCTCTGCTTCAATTTGCAAAGCTAAAGTAATTGACAGACCTGTCTCTGGACATATCGCCCTTATCATATAACTCTTCCCTTTTTCAGCCCATGAGTCAAGAAGAAGTGCCTCTGAATAGAATCCATCCGTATTACTGCTGTCGAGTAATGCCATAGTGCCGGATACTACAGGAGTCGCTGTTTCATCCTCATATACCCTGTATGTAATAGCGGAACCGCAATCTACTGCGCCTGATGAGCCGTTATTTTGAACATAGAATGTGCATGTATCGCCTACCTTCCACGAACCGTTCTCACAGGTTGCATAGGCTTGTGAGGCTATCGCAAGAATAATAAATATTGTTAAGATAAGTTTTCTCATCAATTACCTCACGTATGTTGACATCAGAAAATCAAAATAATCCACTTCCATACCTTTTACTCCACTTGCTGTTGCATATGCCATGAAAAACGGTTGTCCTTGTCCGCTCGTTGGCACATAAGTTGTTCTGGTATCTACAAGAACGTCATTATAGAAAAGATATGCAGTGCTTCCAACTTTTTTTATCTTAAACTTATACCAACTACCCGAAGAGTATGCCACAGATGTTTCTGTATCCGTAGTACCGCTGGCAGTATGGCTATAGAATCTCCAATATGAACCACCAGCCGCATTATAGACATACAAAGTGTTTGCTGAACCTGTAATTGTAAATCCGGCATAATACTGAACACCTGTAGATGTTGTCGTCGGATTAATGATGAATGTCCCTTCAAAATTATTAGCATAATCAAGTAATCCCTCTGTTGCGGTGCAGGATTTCCAGCAAATCTTTACGTTGTCATTCGTAGTTGCTCCTGTTACAAGCCGTATACTGCCGGGCCGTGATGTGCCTTGATCTGTTACAGATGAATTAGTTTGAGTCATACTCCAATTTAACTTGCCTATTGACCCTGATGTGATTGTCCCGGACAGGAAATCATCATATTCATATATTGTATTTACATGCCTTGAGTTTGATATGCTTCCAACATCATTAGGAAGGAATACATTTACCGTATTGCCACTATATGTCCATAGATAACAATCATTAACTGTTGAAGTATCCCAACAATTAGAATTTTGATCTACATATAGCCCATATAAACCGTTTTTTATTTCTATATCAGAACTACTGCCTGCCTGTAAATTTGTTCTCAGAGATGAAGCATTATTTATCCTGACAGTTGATGATGTGCATGTACCGGATGTGCTGGTAAACGTATTTGGATAAGTCATGTTAAGTTGAGAATTGCCGGATATAACCAAACCATTCGATTTACCATAACAATCCGCACGGTTATACTGGAATTTATAAGTATTAAAATTCTGCTCGAAATCAAATTGTGAATAAGTGTTGTTTTTTGCTAAATTTACTGAGATACCCCCTGTCACTCCAGTACCATTTGAGCTTGACGAGAAATAAGATGCTAAACCAGCATTACCATTTGTAGAGAATACGTTTCCATAGACAGTGTCAAGAGTAGATTCATATATAAATCTATTGTCACCGAGATTATTATAGAATCGTGATTTGACTGTTTTATATATTCTTGATGTTTCAACTTCTAATCCGTAACAACCATCATCAACTGTAACTGCTGAAATTTCCTCAATACTGGAGTTATCAATCCATAAACCATATAGGTAATTATTGGAAATTCTTATTCTGCGTAATATAATCCCCTCACTATTTTTAATATGCAGCCCATATCCACCTATACTACTGGTTAATGATGCGACCCTGTTTGATTTTCCGTGTATCTTAGGTATATCATCATCACTATATATTTTATATTCAACTACTGTCGGCGTAACATCATCTTGCCATTTTGTTACCATACTCAATCCTGTATCTGATGATTGACAGTTACTTGCAGAGAATGGGCATTCAATGCGATACCAGTTGCGATAATCAAAACCAGTTGCGGATACATACCCTACACCAGCACCATCACTTGTAATTTCTAATAAATTCTCATTGTATGTATTGGATAGAGATGCTGCGAGATTAAAAAGGCTTCGAGTATCTTTAGGAAAGTTAGCGGTATTAGATCCGCCGGAGGTCCCAGATATCCTTGCTGTTCCAGTACAATAGACGGGACTGCCTGAACACGTTGAAAAATTATTTACAGTAGGGTCAATGATTCCATCTATAGTTATGAAGCTCAGTGATGCAGGATGATAACCATTGATAATAGGTGATTCAGGATATACACCAGATGCAATATGTATCGTTGTTGACCCATCATAAAATTGAGGTATCTTATTAATAGCCCCCTGAACCGTTCTGCATGGGGTGGATGTTGATGTACAGTTATTGGAATCACTACTACTGGGAATTTGGTCAACAGACTGTAAGGCAATAGAACCTGTCCCATCATTCATGTGCCATACTGCTTTTAAATTTGTTTCTGTCCCCGCTAACGCTGACCCTGAATCGCCATTATATCTCTGAGCTATTGTCGGAGTTGTTGAACCGGATAAGGCAATACTCCAAATTGCTACTTCATCAATGCGGCCAGCAAACGTAGTCGCTCCGGCATTACCAGAACCGCCTATTTTCATTGGCACGGATGAAACTACGGCATTGTAGGTAACAGTATCTGTCCCGACTGCCGTTGCATTGCTGACATAACATTTCAGATCATCGGTAGCACTATCATAAGTCATTGCTACCCAATACCATGTATCCGTGCTTAATGTTCCTCCAGTGCATAAATTAGTTGTAAGATCTGTGCCATCAACTATTATGCCCTCTAATGCAGAACCGTTTAACCGTAAGGCATAACTGCCCTTACCGGCTACTAAGTCATATTTCTCAACAATGCTATGTACACCTGTAGTAGATGTCGGATATATCCATGCCTCAATTGTAAATGCTGCCGTAGGATCAATATCCACCATGTGCCTTACGGACACATAATCGTTTGTACCATCAAGCGTAAGGGCGTACGCCCCTAATTTTGCCGAGGCTGTCCATGTCGCTGATGCAAGGTCTGAGTTCAATATTTCTGCGGGCGAGTTGTGTCCTGCGACATAATAATCTGCGGCAGGAGTTATAAACGATCCTACGTTGATGGTTCCCGCACTACCTGATGAGCTACATGATATATTATTACCAGTACAATCCAGTGACGTAACAGTACCTTGAGTTGAACCTTCGTCTTTCAAGATCGTTGCGTCACCGCCACTTGGTATGGTCGCTGCGTTTACGGGGAAACTTATTATTAATATAAGTAGTATTGCTATAAACCAATTACGCATATAACCCATCAATCCCTCCAAATTAATTGGACTCTGGGCTATATGCCTCTGGTCTTACATAAAACTATTACTTCTTGAGATATTGTGATTCTAATTCCTTAACCCTATCTATTAACTTATCTATTTGCTCAAATATTAGTATAACAGTTATTATTCCTACCGCCATTAGAAATACTATGGCTACTCCTGTTTCCGACATTCTACACCTCCTGTGTTCTGGGTTAATTTACCTCTGACATCTTCAGATAGTTCAATAATATGTAATCGCTTACAACGACGACAAAATAGTTCAACTCCGTCATCTGTTAACCTTGCTATCATATTACCACACTCACAGCGTATATCACTCAATTCATCCCTCCTGTCGCAATCCTCAACACAGATACCATCTGCCTCATCATCTCATCCTGCCCCTTGCCGACCCATAGGGAGCCAATTATAAAGCCTGCAATGAGACCGGCAATTAAGCCTTGAACGTGCTTGTTAAGTAGTAAAATCATGGCAGTAAGTAGAAATACTCTCCTTTGCTGACTTCACGCCAGAGTTGCGCAACATCCCTACTATCAAGATGCCAGCCTCCCCTGAAATCCTTGTACTTCCAGTCAGGGTATACGCCGATACCAGCAAAGCCTGAGATCCGGATATACTCCCATTGCTGCCTGATATTCATGTCAGAGCAGATAATAATATCAACAGCCTTACCCTTGTAATGATATGAACCTGAAGAGTGTCCCTGTGAATCGTAGCCAGCAGTGATGATAATCGGGCAGGCTACCCAGCCTCTGAGAGAGTCAAGCCTGTGGACAGTCTCCATATCCATGTCCTTACCGAGATTAATTTTGTGCCTGTCGTCAAACTCCTCGGCCTTGAACCATTTAATATTTTCCCACGTTAACATTGACATTTGAAATCCTTACCTTGCATTATTTTTATATATTATGTTATTTCATTTAAATAACAATAATCACCAAAAAGTTTTTTTGCCTGTTTATTATATGCTTTAGCAGCTTCAATTTCAGTTTTAAACCAACCGATATATTCTCTTTTTCCATTTAAGTGAATTTCAGCCGTCCACAAAGAACCGTTTTTTTGGAACCAAACTCCTTTATATTTTGAAGACGTAATACTTTTACATTTTTTACTATTCATCATACTTTGGGAACACGATACAAGCCTTAAATTGTCCATTCGATTATCTAACCCATCATGGTTAATATGATCTACGAACATATCTTTATTTGAGGGTAATCCCATTATCAATCTGTGCATAGATATAGTTCTGCCAATACCTTTTTTATCTATATAACTATGTTGAGCATAATTTGTGTGGCATCGTTTACTTATCCACCATTTATATTTAGCAATAATAGGATAATCTTTCTTATCAATAACTGCATTGTAATCTTGTGTTAATGGTATATATCTTACTGGTAAAAGATTAATTGTAATCATTTCCCCTCTTTCCCAAGTAAGCATATCTGATCCCGTTATCCCTCCTGACATTAAAGTATATTCCAGAACTCCTGATTAACAACCCTCGTAAACTCAGGGTCAATATGTTTTAACTCCTGCATGGATGGCCCTGCGCATGATCTGCAACAATAGCCGCCACATCTCTTTGTTGTCTTAGCTAACGACCCCATAACATCCGGCCTTAGCCAATAGTCAGGGGATGGGTCATGTTGTCTGACTGTAAACATACGTTCCCGTACTCTGTTTCTTATCTTCACTTCCCGCATGAACCGCCTGTATCCTCTATCCTTCATTTTGTCGTTAATACATCCCCATTTTTGACAGACAAACCAAGTTGATGTTCACCTATTAATATCTTCGCCTCGTTGAGAAATTTAATAGCATCATCTATTTTACCTATATTGTTAAACCTGCAATCTGTAACTCCGGCATCTCTGATTCTATCCTGTGCAAGCTCTATCCATTCGATTGCTGTCATTAACTCAATCCTGTATTACAATAAGGGCAGTATCTCATTGTTATGACCATATGCTTTATCGCTGTTTTGTGGTCGAGGATAAACAATTCCATATACATCATATAATCTATCCACTCATGACATGTGCATCTCTTAAGATATTCCTTGTTTAAGATACCTTTAGTAATAATATTGTCTAAATGTTTATCAACCGTCACGACATCCCACCCCGTCCGTCCATCCATACCTTCGCCCATTGTTCTAACTTACCTATGTGCTTTTCCATTGTGCTTAGTTGGATGGTTGTTATGATCTCCTTGTCAATCTCTTTCGGTAAATAATCAATCACATCATTCTGCGCCATCAAGTCGGAATCAGCAGAAGTGCCTGTGCGTCCTTCAAACCTGTGAGTAAGGCAGATAAAACCGGTATTACATCCACAATTAATCATTATCCTTAATTTCAACTCCCATTAAATTAGCCCTGACAAACATCTCAACAATCTCATCACCTGTTTTGTTCATTGTTTTTGCCATATAATGTAATTTCTCCACTTCTTCAGCGGTAAGATAAATTCTACATAAACCTTCACCCTTTTTGGTGTCTCTATCATAGAAGTAACCGACTATAGTTCCGATATGGTTCCCATCCATCTTAACATTCACATCATGTTCTATATCATCCTCTGTTATTTCAGTCCTCATAAATGTTTCCACCCTATCTTCAGTAAAGCGCCTAAAGCCAGTAACCCAAGTACACCCAGTACGATTGCTTTAATAATCGTATGCCAAATAGTTTTTGACATATCATCACTCCACTTCATCCACTTATCTATAAATTTGTGATGTTCGTAGTGGAGTTCCCTTTCAACCCAAAATGGAGCAAGTTTTTCATCTATGGCTTCAATGACGGCGGACTTGAGTTCTTCCTTTGTCACTATTTACTACCAATGGCATGTTTTGCAGTTACACGCCCGTATATTGCGAGAATGAACCCAAATAACTGAGCCAATAAGTTCGCTATCACTATCAACCTATCAACTAAGCCTACTTGCTCAATATCGGAAATACTCACAACTCCTGTCATCTGTAACCCTGTAGCTATTATCGCAATCAAGAGACCCCACAGGGTCTTACTTAACCACCATTGTTTTGTATTCATAAACCGACTCCTCCCTATATACTTGACGATTTGCGAGACTAACCATGCGTCAAAATTTGTCATTCATAACTCTTAACGAAACTCACAGGATTGCCTGCAAGTTCTTCCAGTTTCTCCATCGCTTCCACTAAGTTATCGAATACGAATGATGCTGTCGTATAGAACCGTTCTTGTTTGACCCATTCGTACTGCTTAATTAACCAACCGTTGTCGCAAGGCATCAGGTTGAAATAATAATCTTGTGGATTCATGTGACCTCATATACTCCCCCCCCGCCCATCTTACTTGACGCATCTCCGTAAGACACTCCTTTCTGACAGACGGGGGAACTGTTATCTTATTACCTGTATCAATGTCAGATAAACCGACATATCCCCTTCAAACTTGCCTTCATGGGTCAGGGTGTTCATATCTACAAGACCTGAAACGCCAATGGAAGTATTGAGGGAATTTAAAAGCCACACACCGCCAAACCTTTTGGCTACTTCAGAGATGTTTATACCAGCTCCAATGCCTACATAGTCGGAAACATCAGATACATCCATAGGCTTTGCATAAACGCCCCTGATACCCACAGTGTCCAGTATTGACATAACATCAACACCGCCGCCAAAGGCAAGACCCTTGCCGAATATGTAATGAGTATCGCCGCCAAGATTAAATGTCTCCATCTGAAATGTGTCTGCGGCCATTGCAGATACTGACATTACCAATACTGCGAATAGTGCTACGATAAGGTTTTTAAACATTTAATGCCTCCTTGATTTTGTCCACCGAGTGGACATTTATACACCTATAATCAGACATTTGTTCACTAATTTACATAACATGTTGATTACGCTGATTTTATTGACATTTATTGATTAGCGTCACTTCAGTTTGAAGCATTGCCAATATTCTCCTTGCTTCTGATATTGCACCAAGAATCTCTGCATAGCCCATCTCTACCTGCTTTCTCTGTGTGTCAAGTTGCTGGATTCTTTCTTCAAGTTGTTCTGTAAGACTTTTTGGTTTTATTTCTGGTGTATCTTCTGTAATTTTAAATCCTCCTTGTTATTGATTTATTTGCATTTTATTATAATCCAACATGAAGATGAGATATATGTTTTCTCCTTATGGCACTATTGCAAAGAAATTGAAATCACGGTCATATCTTGTACCTGTATAACTTACAATATTAGCAACAAATGACCCTGCAACAACAGATGTAGCTGCATATATTTCGGTAAGATATTCGCCAGTTAGCAAAATAACGGGGACAGAAGCAAGTGCATTATCAAATGTTATTGTATAGTTTCCAGCACTGTTCCTATAGGCTGAAAACCCTATCCCCCTGAGTATTGTACAAGCACCATTAGTGCTACGACTTTGAACTGTCCCGAAAACGCCGTAAGCTATTTGACGATAAGTAGTACCATCTAGTATACTTCTGCCCCAGTAGTCAGTAGATCCCATTCTAACATCTATTGTACCGCCAGATGCTTCTACACCAATTGATGTACCTCCTGCACTAGACGCATAAAATCGCCCACCAGTGCCCATAGTATTTGGCCTAATATTGACTACCTGTCCCCATACTCCATGTGTCTCCTTGGTGGATGTTGTTCTATTAGTAGCATTAACATAGGAATGCATTCCTTGATAGCTACCAGGATCATCGTTCGGGATACGACTCAAGTCAAAAAAGGACCAGTCTGATCCAGATTCGTCTCCAATACTTGCTACAGGGATTGTATTGCTTACTAATACATCAAACCACCGTGCTTCTTTAGTGTCAAATGACAATTCAATCCTGTCATTACCCGATGCCGCCGTCCGTATCGTATTCCCTGTGATTATTCCACCGGCAGTAATATTGTCTGCATCTAAGTTAATAACACTGATAACGCTAGCATCTATTATTCCAGCAGTAATGAAATCGGCATTAATTAATATTGTCTGTAAATAACCTCCACTTACTATCGTACTTCCTAATTTGGATAATTCAACAACATCTTCTAAAGCCATACCGCCCAGAATAGGTTGGTCGGTGATATCGCTATTCCATGTTGCACCTACTGTAGCATTGTCAGCAGGCTTGTTAGTGCCACCTACATTTTCCCAATTATTACTTGTAAGCGGCATAAATCTTACATTTTTAAGTTGACTATTAGGGGTATAAAAAGATGAATCAAAATAAAATTTAAGGTTGGCAACTACGCTGGTCGTTGCTATAACAGCACCATTTTTATACCATCTAATAGTGCTTCCATCATACGATACTGCTAAAATATCATTAGTTAAATATAAACCAATTGGACCGCCGTCAGTTCCCGATATATACCTACGCAATGTACCATCATTGACACAATACATAGCATAATCAATGCTTGAATAACTACTATCAGTTATTGGGTCACTATTTAATCCAAACATTATATTAGCAGTATTTTGATTAGGGACAGCAATCACATATGCGCCATATGTATAACTTTCCGCACTATAGCAATCTGAATCCCAATCAAAAACTCCACCAACTTTTGTAATAATTTTATCACTAGTCACTATACAGTTTGCTCTAGCAATAAGCGTAGCATCTGGTGTGGGTGTATCAGATAAATTATCATATCCAGACCCACCAGTTATTGTCATTGACCCTTTAATTTCAAGGGATGAACCATTCCATTCAAGATAATTATCAATATCACCCAATTCAAACTTAATCTTATCTGCATCATTATAATCAAACCCATAAATGAATCCAGCGGTATTGTCAGCAAAGTCAGTTTTACCACCCCTTACCACACAATCACCAGCGCCAGTCCTTACCAATGTTATTATCTTTGCATCTATACTTCCAGACGTTAATTTACCAACAGATAAATTAGTTATATGTGCATCCTGAACAGCAAGTAACTGTATATAAGCAGACCCTATTACTTCATTAGCTATGGCGTTCCAAGCTAAATCGTGTGCTCCGCCTACATTTGTAGCTATAATAAATTGACCATCCATCAAAGGTAATGGCGAAACCGAATCACTGTCTGTAGGATTTTTAGCAATAGAAATATAAGATGAATTATAAGAGCCATCTTGTTGCAATATTCCCGTCCCATCCCAATAAACGTATTTATGTGTCGTTAGTGATGTCTGCCCCCCCGCAATATTATATTTTTTACCATCATAATAAAGTTGATGATTAATCCATGAAATATGGCCAGCGGATGGAGAATTATTTGTCCAAGAATCGCCTTCTAAAATAGGTATCTTCGTGAATATCTTAGATGATGTTATTGCAAAGTCATTTATGTCTGTTGATTGGATATTAAGTCCTTGAGAAATCCCCTGAACAGTCAAGCTCTGATTGCCCTCACCAAACGTGTCTACGGCTTTAATATAATAATTATACTGAACGCCTTCACTTCCATAATGCCCGTAACTTGGATGTGCTACAAAGGCAACCTTAACGGTATCAACATAAACATTATAGCCAATTAAGTCCGTATCTGTTACTGCTGTCCACGATAAGTAGACGAATTCCATAAAGTTAGAAGCATTAAGTCCTGCCGGTGCTGATGGGGCAGAATTGGAACCGGATGTATTTTGTGCACTTTCCTGATTAAGTAAGTCTATGGCTTTAACTGTGAAATATAATAATCTAATTGGCGTTCCACCATTATCCGACTTATTGCTTTCATATGTATAATTATAATTCGGGTCTTGTGTACTCTCATTCCTCAATAGAACTGTCCTATTGCTATCAGAATAAACAAATACCTTATATTCTTTTAAGTCATTGTCATATAGCGGTGTCCAGCTAAGTCTACAATCCTTGCCTGTAAAATCAACGGTAATAGCACCTAAACTTGGGGCTGTATTACTCATAGCCTGTGAACCAGCCGTAGCTGAATAATTCCCTGATGTATCGCGTGCCTTTATGTAAAATGTATACGATGCTTGAGTAGGATTTTGTAAGGTGAACTTATCGCCAAGACCTTGATAAATAAGATTGGAATCAACAGTTCCCCAATTGGCATTATTGAGCCGTATCTCATAAAAACTTATATCTCTATCGGCTATTGGCGTCCATGTAAGAACCACCGTATTCCCAAATGTAGCTCCTGAAAACGACACATTAGATGGCAATGAAACCTTGCCCTGTATAGTAATATCTGCCTTGCTTGCATCTACTATAGACTGAGCTATACCATATAAGCTAACCGATACAATAGCTACCTTGTAGGTCAATTTACTTAAATTCTCTATAATAAAACTACTTCTAGCTTCACCCTTATACTCCCAAAAGGCTCCTGCACTGTCAGATAGGTATATTTTAGCCCTATCATATTCTGAGGCGTTCTGTGTTGAATTCATAAATGGGACTGCATCGCCTGTAGATGAAATAGTATTTAATAGCACTTGGTCAGCAGGTATAGGTATGTTGACCTGACGTTTTTCTTGACCAAGTGTAGTCCCAACATAAACCCCCGCATGAGTTACATTCATCGGGAATTGCGGTACAGTAATTGTCATTTCGCTTGTGGAGCCAGTCGTAACTATGGAAACATAATCAGAGGCTAATGTTTCACCACCTTCACCTATCCATGTATATTTACAATAATATGTTCCCGCGGGTATAGACCCACCAGTTTCAGTTACAGTTACTATAGGTAAAATAGAAGGGTTATCAACAATTGTTGGCGGGTTCCAAGATATAAGAATCGTATTAATCTTGGTACCGTCACCAGGGTCTATAGTTAATTCTTTAAGTGTTAAATCAGTGACAGAATCGGGTATTTGCAAGGGGTTTTTAAGGCTCGAATACTTTATTACCTCTACAGCATCACCAGTATCTGAATATATTGAAGCGTTGTCCTCTATGGCAGTTATTTGCCTTTCCTGAATACCATCCCTATTTATTGACAGAATCCTATATGGCTTTGTAACGCTGCCTGACTCCCCGAAGGTATATATACCATCAACGGGAGGAACAGAAGTGAAATTTGAGGTCATTACGAGCGAATACGGGGGTATGCTATTGGTATTATGAACTGTTCTTTCTTCTATCGTATCATCGGTTAACATTACCCTGACTTTATAGGTCTTTCCAGTATCTATACTTATTGGTGTATCTATGGTAATTGAATTTATAGTTGATGCCTTAATCCTACCTGACGCAAGTCCGTATGCAAGGACATCGTGAGAGAAATCTATTACATCTCCTGCCTCGCAAGCTATAGCATCAAGTCCAGCCTTAAATTGTATACTCTCTTTAATGTATTTAGATTGATTTAAGAAGAACCTACCCATCCTAACAGCCTGAGAACGTCTCGTGATACCTATTAAATTGAATGTCTGAGCACGCTCCATTCCGCCAAGTGGCACATCGTAAATCATCACTTCACTTAATCGAGCATTTGCATCATTTCTATCAGGGTAGGTTATCTTGGCCACATTAAATCTATCTGTAGCAGAAGTGTAGTTTATTGAAAGGGAATTCTCTATAATATTCCCCATAGTAAATAACTGAACAGAATTTTCTGCTTTATTAATCTTTATCTTAAACTGATTCTCTGCCCATACAGCAAATCCCCTGAACGTAGACAGGATTCTTTCTATAACATTACGTGCATCATCCTGTGAATCTATAACTATGTCTAATTGGAATCTCTTTTCGGTTCCACCTTGACCATTATCTACCTTGGTATCACAATATTTAGCCAATAGCCTTAAGTCTGTATCGTTTAAGGTAGATTGAAAATAAGATTTTAAGCCGTAATGGTCATTATTTATCAGGTCTCTTAGGCACCAGATTGGGTTATCTGTCCATTGAGATACAAACAATGAAGCATCCGTACATACAGTTCCGGCAGCATTGCCATTCCATTCAGCATCTAACACGTAATTAGACCCATTCCAATAAGTTAAATAATATGGTACGGTCACACTACTTATTGTCAATTTAGGGACTTCAACTAATTTGCCTTCAATTTCAAATAAAGCATTTGGGATTGTACCCGACGATTGCTCATTAGCTTGAATCCTTAAATAGGCCATAGCTGTATTTGGATAATTATGTGATTCAGATACATATTCCTGTAGTCCAACCCACCATACATCACCAAATGTTGCCACGCTATCTGGATTTGCTGAAGTCTTCACAACCTTGACTTCGTATTGACCTTCAGCTACATCTAATCTTATAGATTGCTTGAATGGATTGTTGTTTTTAATCTTTATTGTCTTGGTCTTAGGAATCCATGTGCTGTCACCAACTTTCCTATAACTAACTGTCAAATCTACCTGCCATGTAGAAAATTTGCCATCGGTTATTTGATATAATCCACCGGGAAATGACAATACTAATATCAGTGCATTAATGTCTTGATTTTGCGTTGTAACTACTAATGGAGATGAATCATTAGATATGGCATTATAGGCTACGGCATTTTGCGTAACAACATTATCAAATATAGGATTAGCTACTTGATAATTTGAGCCTAGGGTATAATCAAATACATAATAATCGTGCCCGTAATTATTAAGAGGATTATTATTTAATCTAATCTTTCCTTGGTCTATTGATTTTATTTCACCCTCAGATAATGCAAATGTCAAATATTGGACATCTTTATGCCCAACAACATTTTCTGTATCTTGTGAATTCTCATGGGCTGAATAGATGATATCATAATGCTGTGCTACCTTAATTACATCTATTGAACCTTGCGTAAAACCACCTTGCGGAATAATCGCCTCTATCTTTATATCGTATTGCTTATTATATAAATTCCTTTCAGGATTAATTATTGTCACTTCACTTTTTCGTGAATAAGTGAATTTATCCCCGGCTACAATCCAGCTTGGGCCTCCAGTTACCTTGTAAGATATTTTATAATAAACAGAGTATTGAGTTCCCCATTCATCGGGTAGGACGAAGTAATATGACTTTAATTTGATTTTAATGCCACGTGATACGTTGTCAGTTCTTATAATATTTTCGTAATTGTTCCACGGTTCATCTATTTTAGATGGAGTTATTACCTCCCACTTTGTGGCGTAGATATTAACCGTGTCAGTCCAAGCATTGATTATATTGCCACCAACCGTTACCCGGCCATAACACAATGGGACTGGTAGAGATACATCAGAAACAGTCTGCGGACCATCCCATGAATAGGTAGGTGAACCAGCCAATGCACTATCGCCGATAGCGCCAAATGCCTTCTTAAAGGCTTTCATGGCTTGTCTTTGCTGGTATTTACCTTCCTGAAAACCAGTGATAGCTGAACCAGCTAGTACAGCGAGCATCCCTAATTTACCTAGTGCAAAGGCACCAAATCCAGAAGCAACAGCTGCAATAGTTAATATCGTAGACGCCCAACCCCAGCCACTCTTTTTAGCCATGTCTTAAAACACCTCGATATCTTCGCTCTAGATACTTATTGTTATATTTTGAAATAATTACGCCGGTTGTGTCCAAAAAATGGAATATCTCGTTGTTGCCGATATATAACCCTACGTGGTCTATACCCTGACCATGAAAGTCATATAGGAGTATGTCGTTTAATTCGGGTTCTTTATTTGTAATTGTCCATTCAGTAAGGAATCGGCAATTACCCATGTCGGGAAATGGTATATATTTGACATTGCATACAAACCTTAGTAGGCTTATGCAATCAAAATCTTTTCTGCCTATCAAGCTATAAATAATATCTGCCCCCGATACCAACACCTGGGAATGCCCCCCAACGCACTCTATTGTTATGATTCTCGCATCCATTAGAACTAGATAATGTTAAATCACACGTAGTCAGGCTACCTCCACCCGTTACCGTCTTAGCCCAAAGCCTTTTAAGTGCAGTCTTCCCTTCATATTTACACAATGCTATCCACGGTTCATGAACGCCCCATTCTGTGCTATGTCTTAACTCTAATTGTGACTTAGATAGCAATGTTGTACTGCCCTGCACATAGACTATGTAAATAGGGTCTCCGATAAACTGAGCGTTGCCAGACGTTATGTTTACATTTTGCAAAAGAATGGGGTCGTATATTGTCACTCCCCCCCAAGCTACATAATCAGCAGAAGGACTATTTGCCGTAAACACTACATCAGCATATCCCGTGGCAAACCCACACTGAATTGATTTAAACCTGAATTGACATACGCCTTTAGAATATGTCCTCTTGGGGATTATTACATCAGCCCTACTCAGGATATTTACTAATGTGAATACGGCAGCTTCTTGTGTTACAGAGATATTAGATATGTAAAAAGTATCCCCTACGTAAGCATTTGAATCGCCTAAATTGTTAGCGAATACCTCCAACATGTCCACACGAACGTCAATTAATTCTTCACCTTGAATAATAGCGATTATGTCTCTATTGGCAGAGCCTATCGTAATTGATACGGAAGCTATTTCACCCTTAGAGTTCTCCGAGATTGGTGAACTGGATATCGGGACTGCTACATATGTTTGGCCACCGAAAACCACGTTCTCGCTATACTCGGCATAATATAAAGATGTGGCAGTATATATTTTGAATAGCCTAATAACTTGGGCCGATTCAAGTTTGTTCTTCTCTGTCCTGTAATTAGTAACTAAGTTTCGTGACATAATTTATTTTGTCCACTGAGTGGACATTTTACCTTTCGTCAAAATCAAGTCCCGACTTAAATAATATCGGCAATATATTGTCTTGATTTAATGAATCATTAGCAAAATATACCTCGAACGCTATATTTACAAATGTCCCTACTGGATAAGACGTATTGGTCCCAGCAACCCTTGTAACTGTCAGGACATTAGAAGTTATGCTGTCTATCCTAAACACGTCACCATTAGTTCCGTCCATATCATCACTCGAAATATGGATTAAATTTCCCCTCTGCCCAACCACCGATGACAGCCTCGATGCTATGGTTGCCGAAGACACCAATGTTATATCCCCACTTGAAAATGGGGCTGTGTGGGCTACAGATAGCTTAAACTCACGCTTCCAAGAAGGCAGATAGAATGACTGTGCCCTACCTTGTCTTGCATTAAAGAAATCCATTATGTCGTCAGCAGCATTCGTCGCTACTTCCCTTGAAAAGGTAAGTTTCCATTTGCCGTATCTGCGTGACCACTTTGGCCTTCTCTGGCTTGCATGGTTTTCATATTTGCTAACTATAGTGTTCCACTCTTCTGTATTGTTCCATTCTTCGTGAAACTGTGGTGGCCATTTGAATAACTCTGCCATTTCTACCTCACCAATGTAATTGTCTGATAGGTCTGCCCACGTTTGGCAACATCATACGAAATTATGTTCACAACATCGTCAGGGCTAAGAGATGGAATGCTTGATGGGTCTACAACATTTATTATCCTTATCTCTCTTCCCGGAACTTCACCTGTCCTATTCATATGGTCTAACCTGCCTACCCCAATACTGTTTACGGCACGCGGGTTAAGTATATACTCTGAACGTAAAGCTTTAATCAATACTTCGTTCTGGTTCAGTCCGCCATTATGGAAGCTCTTTACTAAGTCATCTATATAACCACCTTCATGAAAACTCGTCTTCAGGGGTATTGTGCCTGTATTTAATCCACCACCTGTAGCATTAGCTTGCGCCCATCCAGTTGATGTGCCACCGCCAAATAGCCCACCAAGACTGCTAAATATCCCAGCCACAGCCTTTTGTGCCATCATCTGAACAGCCGCATCTATCATTGCACGCCAGAACTTCTCCCATAGAGATGATATGGTAATAAGGGAATCTTTCATGTTCTTTTCAAATTGCTTCTGCGCACTATTAACGTCCTTATGGTATTGGTCATCTAACTTCTGTAAGTCTTCGTAATACTTATTATATGTAGTTTTGCCATTAGCTAAATTATCTTCTAACTCCTGCCTACTTTCGTCATACTTCTCTTTCATGTTGGTAAAATCTTCATCTCTTTGGCTTCTGAGTTCCTTAATGGTATCGGCATTCTGATAAATCATACCTTTGCCAAATTCTGCAAATGCAGATTGAACTTGGTCTACTAAGACCTTGCCCATTGTATAGCCGAAAGATTCAACAGCTTCCTTAGCTGAGGCTATATATTCCTCAATGGCCTCCCAAAATGTCTTTTGTTTGTTCTTTGAGAATTCTATCTTACCATTCACTAAATCAAGTTGATTTATTAAGGAATCATAACTTTTCTTTAATGCTTCTCTTTTAGTCACGTCAATAGCGGTCGGGTCAGCTTTAGAAATCAATTCAAGCACACCGACAATCTGCTTTTCAAGTAACATACGTTGAAGAGCTAACTTCTGCAATTCCTTCTCACGGGTAGTTAATCTAACAGATTGGTCAATTTCTTGTTCTCTCCTAGCTATATATTGTGTCGAAGATTCTATCCTTAAATCATTTAATCGTTCAGCTTGGGCAAATTCTTCTTTAGTTAATTCTTTTTTCTTTTCACCCAGTTGCAGCTCAATCGCCACACGTTTTTTATCTAAATCCTGCAATTCTTTTATCTCACGCCTATTAGGTAACAACTCTTGCTTAGCAATTATGTCAGCCCAGTCAATTTCTAATTTAGTTATTTCAGCCTGCACTTTGGCTGACCTTTCAAGATTCTGCGTAAGTATTTCTTGGTCTATGGCTGACTTCTTTATTGTGGCATAATAATCCATAGCCGCATCAGCTTCCCTAACCTTAGCATCAGCCTTAGATAATTCCAGTTCCTTTATTTTAATGCCTATCTTCTTCTCTTCTTCTTCTAACCCCCTCATAGTAGCTGGGTCAGTGCCTAAAACCATATCCTTAGTAACTATAGATAACTTGGCTTCCTGCTCATCTATCTGTGCTTGTATGGCTGATGTTTCCCTTAAGGCTTCATTCTTTTTAATCAATGCTGCGTATTCGGCGTCAAGTGCATCCATAGTTCTTTTGTGTTTTCTTACTTCTTCAGAATCAACCTTTTCTTCTCTAGAAATCTTTGCCTTTTCACGAGCTATGTAATACCTAGCCAATTTCTGCATATCAGCATCTTGGTCTTTAAGCATCTCCTCATCTAAAGTCTTTAGATAGCTAATTATTTTCTGTCCTTCCCCAGACATATCAGACTCAAACCTTTTGATTAAATCGTCATAATCAATTGGCGTTTTACGCATAGCTTCGAGCCAACGGGTATCTGTCGTAGGGCCACCTTCATGACCTTTCAATAATCCATCCTTAGATAGTGGAGAGGCTTGCTTACCCAACCTATCAAGCGCACGGTAAGCGAACGGGTCTATGGCTAAACTCTCATCAGGAGGCTTACCGAATTTAGACATCTGTTGCTGCAACATAAACCCAGCTAAAGCTCGTCCGGCAGGCCCGGCCAATTCACGTATTTGAGCCTTCTGTGCTATTTTTTCTTTTTCCTTCATTAATTCTATCTCTCGCTGTAAAACAGCATTCTTTAATTCTATTGCTGTCTTATCTGCAAGATTAGCTTCTGCCAACTGATTATTTAATGTAATCTGAGATTGCAATTCCTTTCTTTTGTCAGCATAACCTTCAAGTTCCTTCTTAGAGTTTTCGGCAGCCTTTGTCTGCTCTTCTGACATGGAAGACCATGCGTATGACAATAATTGCAATCCTGATATTAGCATTGCAATAACCGATACAATTTTCATCCACGGGGCTATAGCGATCGCCCTATTGAACAACGTCACAGTAACGGTTGCACCACCGATAGCCTTTGATAAATATATAAACCCAGCAGCTAATATCCCTATACGAACGATTACACCCTGGAGATCTTCAAATAAAAAGCCTATACCCTTTATTATAGTGTGAACTGTTTGGCTGAATCTAGCTAATCCCTGCTCTGTCCCACCACCTAATATCTTAGTTACTGTGGATTCTAATATATTAGAGAGATTCCTTAATGACATCTCAGCTGAACCCGTTACCTCAGCAAACTGAGCCGTCAATATATTCTGTGTGCGTATAGCTACAACTAAGTCTAATATGCTATCCTTGGCATTCATCATAGCAGCTGTACCTGATGCAGCCCTTAAATTAAGACCTGCGAACATATCATGTGTCGTAATCCCTGCCTTATTCAATACAAGCAATATATCAACAAGGCTATGATACGCAGGATTTAGGGAATCCA